CAGGCGGCGGCAGCAACGAAATAAAGCTGCCAGCCACCGAAGTCGATGGTTATTACCTGTTTACCGTTGAAAGCTCTGAGTCATCTAGCTTTGCGGCAGGCAAGTACCACTGGCAACTTGAGATCACACAGACATCTACTGGCAACCGTCGCGTACTCGACACTGGCGCATTTGACGCAATTGTTGACCTCGACGATAACCAAGCAGACCCGCGCCTCCACGCGGAGCGCATGATCGCCAAGATCGAGACTATTCTTGAAGGCAAGGCTGACAGCGACGTATCAAACTATAGCATCGCAGGCCGATCAATTTCCAAGATGACGTTTGAGGAGCTTACGTCAGCCCGTGACAAGTATAGGGCTGAAGTAGTTTCCCACACCGTAAAAGACCGCGCAAGACGCGGTAAGTCAACTGGGTCAACTATCAAGGTGAGGTTCAGTTAATGGGCATCTTCGACATTTTCAGCCGTACACCCAAGCCTACGGCCAAAAGAAGCTATATGGCCGCAAGCAAAGGTCGGCTATTTGCAGACTTTAAGGCATCATCCAAGAGCGCTGACAGCGAAATCCGTTGGGCGCTTCCTGATCTGCGCAATCGCAGCCGTGACTTAGAGCGCAACAACGAATACTTCCGTCGCTACCTCCAGCTTTTGCGCGTAAATGTCGTCGGCGAGACTGGCTTCAACCTGCAAGTAAAGGGTCGCAACGTCGAAGGCACTCTGGATCGCGCTGGCAACAACATCATCGAAGGCGCTTGGAAAGAGTTCTGCCGCACGGGTGGCCCGACCATCGACGGCAGAATGTCCATGATCGACCTCGAAGAGCATATCATCACTGGCGTGGCCCGCGATGGCGAGGTCTTCCTGCGTGTGGTCAAGGGTGCTTACCTCCGTCACGGCATCTCGCTCAACATCATCGAGCCTGATCGCGTTGACGATGAGAAGAATGAGCTTACCAAAGATGGCAACCAAATCCGCATGGGTGTCGAGCTAGACAAAGACACCAAGCGCCCTGTCGCCTACTGGGTTCTCGATTACCACAAGGGTGACTACGACTACATGGTTCCGCTGAATGCGAAGAAGTATAAGCGTGTTCCAGCGGAAGAGATCATTCACATCTACAAGATGGAGCGTGCAGGCCAGACACGCGGCGTTCCGTGGTCAGTTGCCGCAATGGCAAGCATGAAGATGCTGCATGGTTATCGTGAGGCTGAACTTGTTGCCGCCCGCACAGGCGCTGCCAAGATGGGCTTCTTCACGTCACCCGCTGGCGATGGTTTCACTGCTGATGGGTACGAAGACGCGCACACGCCAATATACGACGCCGAGGCAGGCACATTCCACCAGCTTCCAGCAGGTGTAGACTTTAAGGCGTTCGATCCGACGCACCCGACATCCGCGTTTGCCGACTTTGAGAAGGCTGTCCTGCGCGGGATCGCTGGCGGTCTTGGTGTCAGCTATGCTGCGCTGGCTAACGACCTCGAAGGCACGAGCTATTCCTCGATCCGCCAAGGTGCGCTTGAGGAGCGTGACTTCTACCGCACGCTGCACCGTTTTATGATCGACCACTTCCTTGATCCGTTCTTCCGCATCTGGTTGGGCCATGTCATGGACTTTAACTACATCCCGATCTCTGGCGTAGGTAAGTTCGAGAAGTTTACCCGTGACATTTCGTGGCGCGGACGTGGCTTCCAGTGGGTTGACCCTATGCGCGAGATCAACGCTGCCGTTGTCGGCTTGCAGAACGGTATTATGAGCCATTCCGACATTGCCGCAACGTATGGCCGTGACGCTGAAGAGACGTTTGCCTCGATCCAGCGCGACAAAGAGACCGCAGCGGCATATGGCCTAAAGATGGCATATGAGCCTTTCGGCGAAAAGCAACCAGTCCCAACGGAGGTCTCAGATGGATCATCAGACTGAAGAAAGCGTATCTACTATGCAAGATACCACTGAATCTGTTACACTGCCGCAAAGCATTGAGGTGACAGACATGGAAAACACAGAAGAGCGTGCAGAAATTGTTGCAGTTGAGGCAGCTATTGAAGGGGCTGTCGCTGAAGTAGACATCGCCGCAGTCGAGCCAGAAGAAAATCGGTTTGACCGTTCTGAGATGAAGATGCGCGGCATGTCATTCGATGCAAAGGTTGTAGACGAAGAGACCCGCACTGTTCGCATCGCTGTATCAAGCGAAGAGCCAGTCGAGCGCAGCTTCGGAATGGAAATCTTGGATCACGACGAAAAGAGCATCGACCTAGCCTTTGCACGGTCTGGACGTATGCCGCTTTTGTTGGACCATGACCCGCGCCAGCAAATTGGTGTGGTAGAGAATGTTAGCCTTGATGGCTCGACACGCAGGCTGCGTGCGACGGTTCGGTTTGGAAAAAACGGACTTGCCAAAGAGGTTTTCGATGATGTTGTGGACGGTATCCGCTCCAACATCAGTGTTGGCTATCAAGTCAACAAAATGGCTAAAGAGGGCATGGATAGCTACCGTGTTAAATCTTGGCTCCCTATGGAAGTATCAGTCGTGAGCATACCCGCCGACAGGACAGTCGGGGTAGGACGATCTGCTGGAACGACCCCCGCCCAACCAAAACCCCAATCTCTCAAAGAGGAAATAACTATGACTGAAGATGTCAAAGTTGATGTTGAAGCGGTTCGTGCAGAAGCTGCCGCCCGCGCATCCAAAGAAACCGCAGAAATGTATCGTCTAGCCTCCAAGCACCAAGTGCGCGAGCTTGCAGACAAGTTTGTCGGCGAAGGCCGTGGCTTGGCTGAGTTCCGTGGTGCTGTTCTCGACCAGATCGGCAACAAGCCACTGGACGAAGCAGAAATCGGCATGACTAAGAAAGAAGTTCGTCGCTTCTCTCTGATGAATGCAGTCCGCGCAATGGCGAACCCAACTGACCGCAAGGCACAGGAAGCAGCACGTTTCGAGTTCGAAGCAGCCGCAGCCGCAGCCCAGCGTGCTGGTGTTGACCCACAAGGTCTGTTTATTCCTGCTGACGTTATGCGTAGCTGGAGCAAGCGTGACTTGAACACATCCGATGACTCCGCAATGGTCGCAGAAGACTATCGTGGCGGTGATTTCATTGACGTGCTTCGCAACGCATCCTCCGTGATGCAAGCTGGTGCAACAATGCTTTCTGGTCTGTCTGGCGATGTTAAAATCCCACGCAAGTCCTCGGCATCTGCTGCATCTTGGATCAGCACTGAAGGTGGCGCTGCTTCTGAGAGCGAGCCAACATTCGGTCAGGTTGCTTTGTCACCAAAGACACTCGGCGCATACACAGACGTTACACGTTTGATGATGATGCAGTCGTCTTTGGACATCGAAGCTCTTGTGCGTAACGATTTGACAACTGCACTTGCATTGGCAATCGACAACGGCGCTCTCCAAGGTGCTGGCACAGGCGGCGCTCCAACAGGTATCAAAAATACCTCTGGCATCAACGCTCCGACTGCTTTTGCTGGTGCAAACCCAACTTGGGCTGAAGTAGTTGCGATGGAAACTGCTGTTGCTGAAGACAACGCTCTCATGGGCAACTTGGCATACATCCTGCCAGCTTCCATGTACGGCGCTCTGAAGACAACTCAGAAGGACGCTGGTTCGGGCCAGTTCGTTGTCAACCCAGACGGCTCGATGAACGGCTACCGTGCTATCGTGTCCAACCAAGTAACCGCAGGCGATCTGTTCTTCGGCAACTTTGCTGACTTGCTGATCGGCATGTACGGCGGCTTGGACCTGACTGTTGACCCATACACAGCCTCCACATCTGGCACTGTTCGCATCGTTGCGCTTCAGACAGTGGACGTTGCTGTACGTCACGCAGTATCCTTCGCAGTCAACAACGACGGCGTATAATGCTAACTTGGGCGGGCTTAACGGCCCGCCCCTCTAACGAGGGTCAAAACATGAATTATCTAGTTCTCAAATCTTGCTTCGCGGCTGGCGCACGACGCTCCGCTGGAGACGTGATCGAGGCAACAGACGCAGAGGCCAATCAACTGGTCGCAATGGGTCGTGTCGCAATTGCGCCCGCTCCGAAGAAAGTGGTTGAGCATGTTGACCGTTCTGTTGCTCCTGCTTCAACTCGCAAGGCAAAGGCGAAGCAATGAAGATCAAGATGACAAAATCGGCTGAGTGGGGCGGTGACCTCTACAAGTCTGGTTCCGTTACTGACGCGCCTAATCGTGTCGCCCACAAGCTAATCGCACGCGGCCATGCTGTTGAATATGTAGAGACAGTAGAAAAGGAAGTTGAACCCGATGCCACTGCCGTTTGCGAGTGATCTTGCTGTAATCATGGACCTGAACGAGTTTGCAGCGTCCGTCACATACGACGGCGGCACAATCAGTGCAATCTTTGACAATGAGACTGTCCCTGTAGACGCTGGCGGGTTTGCACAGGTTCATCAGGAGCAGCCTCGGTTGACCGTTCGCACGGCAGATGTCCCGTCGATTGGCGAGGGCGAGGTTATGGTTATCGCTGGTGTGACATACGCTATTCGGGCGTGGATTCACGACGGAACAGGTGTAACTGAAATCAGGCTGGAGAAGGCATAATGGTCCACGTTCGGCATCAAATCCGTGACAGGATCGCAAGCGTCGTGGCTTCGGCTGCTACGTTGGTCAGCCAGCGCGTTTACACTACGCGGGTCTACCCGCTGACAGCCGCTAATCTTCCTGCCATCACAGTTTATACTGGGTCGGAGACTTCAGCATTGCAGACAATGGGCGCACGCACGCTCATGCGCAATCTCGACGTTGCTGTGGACATATATGTTCGCGCTACGGAGACAACAGATAGTGATGTGGACGCAATTGCAGTTGAGATCGAAGAGGCAGTGGCTAATGACTTCACCGTCAATGGTCTCGCGAAGAGTGTCGTGCTAACAAGCACTGACATTGAT